ATGCACTACGTTTCCAGCTACGACCTGCTCGCCCAACGCATCCAGGTGGAGATCATGGCGGCGAACCGCCGTCAGTCGCGCCAGGTACATCTGCGCTCGGAAGACGGCGACAACCTCGACGCTTGGGATCGCATCATTTCCGAGATCGACGAGAACGAGAACGTCGACATCACTCGGACGACGGAGGGCTGGCTGGTCAGCTGGGTTACCTGCTAGGTGTGAGGCGAACACACTCCCCCCATCGTCCAGCCAAAGCTTTCACGCCCAACATAACCAATTGATTTATAAAAAGAAAACTTTCATTCACCCACGCATCACAATGCACTGAGGGGATGGCTGGGGTTTGACAAATGCCACAAAAAGTATTAAAAAGCACGCCAAGAGCTTGCCAAGCCGCTCGCAGTTGTCCTATAAATTTGCTGTCGGCGGCAAACGATGTCAGCTGGCATATGGCGACTGACTTAGGCAAGCAAAGACACTAGAAAAGGAGTTAAATCATGAAGCGCTCAGAAGGGTATCGTGATTAATCAAGAACCATTGATTCTAGTTTCTCAAAATGGCCATTGGTGGGTATCACCTTTGGCCATTTTACTTTCTGCGGTTGTGGGTGCCGGCACAGCGCTTTTCGCGGTGTGGCGACAAAGGCATATTGCCCGCGTGAGAGCAACACTGGATGTAATTCTGAAAAGTGAGTCTGATGAATTTTACAAAGAAATTCACAGATGCTTCTCTTCTGAACTTAAGAGAAACGGTGGACTCGAAGGATTGATTAATGCTCAATCTGAAGCAGAGATTGAATCTAGAACTAGCGTCCTAGACTTCCTCAATCATTATGAGCTGATAGCAGTTTCTATTGACAGGTCGATACTTGACGAGCACTTCTACAAAAGCTGGATGCGTTCAACGTATATAAGGCACTTTGATGAATCCTTTGCATTCATCGACAAAATAAGAAAAGAAAAAGAGGCCCCAAAATTCTGCGAATATTTTGAGAGGCTTGCTGTCAAGTGGAAGATCGAAGGCGCTCCTAAAGTCAACCATAACCACGGCTTTATTACCAAATTTCGCGGATGGAAAAATGGGAAAAGATCTAGCAACCCTGCGGAAAATGACCAAATTTAAATCAATGTTCACATCATTGGTCATTCACGACTCTTGACTGGGAAAGTTCTGTTGACACCGACCCACGTTGGTAGCGGCAAATACACCGAACATCACAGTTTCAACATAGCCACTTCGTATGTACAGCGACACCGGCAATCCCCGAAACCCACCTTCAGTCTTCACACCTCCACCGTGACGTCCGTCAGGTCCGGGGCCTCGCCCCGGTCTCGCCTGTCTTCACCAATGCGTTGAGCCCGAACGCAGTGACCTGCCCTAGCGTGAGCAAAGCCCCCATACATAACGCTGCGGCATAAAGACAAGTGTGTAGATACTTTTTCACTGAATGGTCAGCAAGTTTTCCATCAGGACATGAGACGCCGGCACGCTCCACTGGCACCTCGTCATTATGGGGTCTAGGCTGCTTAGCTGAGGCGGACTTAGGAGCTTCAGCCTCCTCATCTCAACCTTCAGGATGGAGCATCGCAATGAGCAATTGGCCAGACAACGAAGGCAAGCCGTGGTCTGCGGACGACAAAGCACAGCTGAAACAGCTCGCCAAGAAAAACACGCCCACCCGCATCATCGGCTTGAAGCTCGGCAGGACCGAGAACGCGGTTTATAGCAAGGCCCAGGAGCTCGGCATCAGCCTCAAGCCCACCAACCAATCGCCGTACGGATAATCACACCTCCACCGTGACGTCCGTCAGGTCCGGGGCCTCGCCCCGGATCTCGCCCGTCTGTACGAATGCCTTGAGCCCGACCGCGACGCCCTGCCCTCGCGCGCGCAGCGTGCCGCCGCCGGGGAGCTGCAGGGTGCTGGTGCCGTCGGTGTTGTGGCTGGTGACCTCGCCCACCAGCAGGGGGTCTCGGGGGATAAGGTCGAGGAACTGGCGGTACAGGTTGCGGGCCATCAGGCACTCTCCAGGTGGCGTTCAAGTTCGGCGGTCTGCTCGATGGTGAGGGCGCCGTTGCCGTCGACGCTGGCGGCGAGGCTGACGCCGCGCACCAGGCCGCGCCAGTCGTCGCCGGCGGGGCCGACGCGGATCAGCTGGCCGGTGGCGAGCAGGCCGGCGATGTCGTCGGCGACCGGCAGCGCCAGGGTCTCGCGGGTCTGCTCGCCGCTGGCAGACAGCACGGCGATGCCTCGGGCACGGGCCGGTGCCTGCCGCGTGGTCAGCGGGTCGACGATCATCTCGCCGAGGCGGTCGGCGGCGGTGCCGGTGCGCTTCACCAGGGCGAGCACGCCGGTGGTCTCGCCGGAGATATACACGCCGTTGAGCGCCTCGCTGGGGCGGTACTCGCTGCCCAGGCGGGTCAGCACGTCCGGCGGCAGGGTGACGTCCGGCGTCTCGCCGGCCCATGCCCAGTGCGGGGCGGCATAGCGCGGGGCGATGATCAGCCGCGGCTCGCTGGGGTGGGCCTGCACCGTGGCCCCGGCGGCGGTGGCGATGGCGCTGATCGCCTCGATCGGCGTGCGGTTGGTGTAGTGCCAGGCGCCGGCGTCGACCAGCCAGTCGTCGATCTGCCAGTCGAGTGTCCAGCCCAGGGGGAGTTCCTGCTCGGCGAGCTGCTGGGCGGTGCGGGTCTGAGTCTCGGCGTAGCTGCGCGCGGCGGCGTGGGGCGCGCCGAGGTAGGCGGCCAGGCTGCGCGCGCTGACGGTGATCGCCGGCAACTCGCCCCAGGCGCGGCTGCGCTGCCAGTCGTCCACCACCACGCGCCAGGTGTGGCCGTTGAGGGTGGCCTCGAGCTCGGCGGGCTGTGCCGCGTCTCGCACGGCGGCAAGGCTCGCCTCGCCGATGACGGTGGCGCGCAGCTCCCAGGCCCAGGAATCGGCGTCGATCGCCACGCTGATAGCGCTGGCCTCGAGGGCCTGGCCGGTGGCCACCAGCGTCAGGGATGCAGAGTTGCTCACGAGATAGGTCCTCTGGATGGGGACGTCGACGGGCGGCTCGGGCTCGGTCGGCGCGCAGGGATCGACGGCGAAGTCGAGATCCAGGCTGGCCGGTAGCCGTGCACAGAACTCGAGCGTGCCGTCCCACTCCCACGGGCCGCCGGGTTCCGGCGGTTCAGGCGGCTCTGGCGGTACCGACACCCCGGGCGGCGGATCGATGGCCTGCTCATAAGGCCCGCGGACGCCCAGCGGGCGGTACTCGCCGGCCTGCCAGCCAAGGCCCCAGTGGGCGGCCAGGATGCGACTGGCCTGCTCATAGGGCAGGCCCCAGCCGGTGCGCAGGTGCGGCAGGTAGTGGCCCAGCACCTCGGTGCCGACGGGAAGCGGCCGCCCCTGCTCGGCGCGCAGCCGCCGGAAGCGGTCGAGCCGTGGCAGGTGGACGTTGTGCCCACCGTGCTGGCTGCCCAGCGGCGCGGCGTACTCTTGCACCACGCGGCGCATCTCGCCACACCGGGGCAGCTGGCGGGCCGGTGCCCGCGCCTGGCGGCGGATCGGTTCGGCATGCTGGTAGCGGGTGGCGGTCTGCCGGCGCTTCTGCAGGGAGGCGCGATAGACACTGGCAGTGGTGGCGCTCTGGCGCCCCGCCTGCTCCCAGGCGCTGGCCCGCAGCAGGCTGGGGTCGCGATAGACGTTGATGTCACTGGCGAGCGTCGCCCGATGCTGGGGCGCGGCTAGGGTGCTGGCCACGCTGACCGGCAGCACCGCCTCTGCCCGCGCTTCGTGCACGGGGGCGGCCAGGGTCGAGGTGATGACAACCTCGACCTCTTGCACCTCGGGCGGCTCCCATCCGGCATGCACCAGGTTGAGGCCCACGCCATCCCCAGCAGGCGGTGCGTACTCGCCGCTGAAGTTGAGCGCCACGCTGTCGCCGACCGGCGGCGTATACGGCCCCGGCGGGCCGACCAGCATCAGGGCAACGCCGTCACCCGACGGCGCCGTGTACTCCCCGCCCATGTCCAGGAGCACGTCATTGCCCAGCGGGTGCGTATAGCCCTCGGGCGAGGTGTCGTCATCATGCTCAGCCACAAGGCCCTCCAGGGTGTCTTACTCGACCAGGGTCAGCGCGGTGATGCGCACCAGCATGCCGGCGTAGATCAGGCGGCTGGGCAGGTTGATGTCGCTGGTGGGGTTACCTTGCGCGTCCAGCTCGCCCACATCGGCATCGGCGACGAACCCGCCATCGCCGTCGCGATAGCGGCCCCACACGGCATCGCCGCCGGCGGTGGCCATCACCTCGGGGAAGGCCACGCCCGTCAGCACGCCGTTCTCGATGCTGGCCGCAAAGGGGCGCGGACAGGGGATCGTCACCAGCGCCACCTCGATGGTGATGGCAGCGCCGTTACCAGGGCGCGGCCCGGTGTAAAGCGTCAAGGTGCCAGGCTCTCTGGCGGCGTCGATGGCATCGGCCACCGCCTGCAGGCGGGCGTTCCGCAGCGGGGTCGAAAGGGTCATCATGCGCGGGTAAACTCCTGGGGCGAGCGATGTAGGTTCATCTGAGCGAGGATCGAGTGGATAGTACGATGCAAGTCGCAGTGCTTGGCGTAGGCCAGCAGACTGTTTATCTGGGCAACCACCTCCGACAAGTCAACGCGGCCCTGGCTATCGCGTCCTGACACATACCCCGGATCAACATAACTCATGGAACCCTCGCGAGACGCGACCCGACGCTCGAGTACGCGTCCGTGGCAGAGTTGAGCACGTTCAGATACCACAGCCCGGCACTGCCGCCGCTGCTGCGGTTGCCGCCGACGAGGGCGACTATCTCGCCGCTTGAGTGCCACCGCTGGTAGTCGGGCACCAGGGCGCCAGTTTCGCTCGTCTGATAGGTGTCAGCGATAAACAGATCGGCGACCGATCTGGCAGGGCGGATGCTGTTGGCATAGGTAGTCGCCGTGGTATCGCGAGTCTCGCCCGTGCTGTTCCAGCTGCCCTGCCCATAGCCGCGCCGCTGAATGTCGCCGGAGACATGGCGCAGGCCATCGATCCATTCCGTCAGGTTGCCCCACAGCCCCACGATGCCGCGATAACTGGCCGCCAGGTTGTCGGCGTGGTCGGTGACATAGACGGTGCCGCTGTCCACGTTGCCGCGGGCAGTGGCTTCCTGGCTGTCGAAGCTGCCGACCTCGATCAGATACAGCCACTGGATGACGCTACGCATGTCCATGTGGTGCATACAGAAGCCCGTCACGCCGCTAACGTTTCGGGCGTCGGCATCGATGTGAAACTGGTTCCACGAGCGGCTGGACGTAGGCGTCACTGCCGGTAGCGAGCACAGCTTGCCGCCTGTGACGTAGCCCTCGTACTTGCCGATCTGGAAGTGGCTGAGCTCGATGCCGCCGCTGTCGAACGCCGAGAACAGCTGGTAGTCCGGCTGGGGCGCGGCAGCGACCCACCAGCAATCCTTAGTGCCGCTGTAGGGCGGAATACTGATCTCGGCGCGGCGCCAGTAGCTCTTGGGCACGTTGATCAGATGTTGCCCGTCGACCGTTTCCTCGGTGAGGTTGAACGCCGGGTGGTTGTCGAAGAACGCCTGGGCGGGTTTCGGGATGACCGTGCCGCTGGCATCGATCCACTCGAACACGCCGCCCTGTACGGTATCGTCGACGAGCGCCACGCCAATGGGGGCGCCGGCGGCATCGGGGTCGAATTCCACTTCTTCGGAGATCACCTCGGTGTCGTCGCGGTAGGCGCCCAGCCGGTAATACAACACAGTGCCGGCGGGCGCGGTCGTGTCCTCAATAACTTCGGGCCAGCCAGACACGCCCATCAGTGGAGCGGGCAGGCTGTTCGGATCGATCGGGGACGTGCTGCGGTAAACACGCACGCCCTGCTGGGTCAGGTTCACATGGCTCATGGATAGCGTAACGGTACCGGCCACATCGGCCACCGTGACGTTGCGCGGGGCGATGAGGTCTTCGGGCTCAGGGGTGGGCCGCTCGGGCGCGCCCGCCACGGCGCCCACGTTATCAGCAATCACCGCGTTGAACTGCAGCTCGTAGTCCATGGCGAGGATCTGGTAACGGCGACGAGCATTCAGGTAATCGAATCGATAGCTGCCGTCGGCGGTGCTCCAGGTCTCGCCGACGAGGCAGCCCGTCTGGCGCTCGATGCAGCGCACGCGGCGGCGGGCGGCGATGCCCTCGATTTTCACCGTGCCGGCGACGTAGCCCAAGGCATACACCCCGGCACTGCCGGGGCGGCGAGGATTGGCCCGTGCCTGGATCAGCGGTTTCAGCGCGAAGGCGCGCAGGTGACTCATGAGGTTGCTCCTTAACGCCAGGGGCCGGTGAGATCAAAGAATGTTTGCCCCTCGGCAGGCGTGGTGGTTACGGTGGCGGCGTGCGAGATCGCCTTGTACAAGCGGCCGGCCACCCTGGCCGCCTCGCGCGACGCCAGCGGGGTTGGGTGCAGTGGCTGAGCCACGCCGGGGGCGCGACCGCGCAGGGTGCTGCCATGGGCGATCAGCAGCTCGGCATGCACGAACAACTCCAGGTTGGCCGGGTTGGGATAATCAAAACCGCCATTGCCGAGGTTGCCGGCGGCCGAGGAGCCAATCAGGCGAAACGTGATCGGCTCGGCGCCCGCATGGTCGCGGGCCAGCCACTTGTGCGCGGTGGCGGACATGTCTCCCCAGTAGCTGCAGTTCAGGCCGTCATCGGTATCGTCGGCATCACCGGCGTTGGCCAGCACCAGGAACGCCGCATACGGGTCGCCGGGCACGCCGCTGACGAAGTCGCCGAAGGCGTGCACGGTGCGGTAGGTGCCGGTGTCATTAATGGGGTGAGTGATCAGGTAGACGGTGCGGTCGTCGGCGATGATGTCATACGGAATGACATCGCCCTGTGCCGAGGAGCCGACGAACACCCAGCCATCGCCCCAGTCATCCACGCGGGTGTCGATGTCGGGCATATCCTCGGCGCCCAGCAGCAGGCGGAAGTCGAGATTGGTGCTATTGCCACCGGGCGGGCTCTCGATGTCCGCCGTGCGGCGGTCGTCCAGGTACCAGAACATGCGACTGCCACTGGGATCGTCGCTGCGGAAGGCGGCGCGGTCTTCCTCGGCGCTGATCAGCGGCATGGCCCAGCCGCCGGCGGGGGCGGCCTTGATCTCAAGCCCGCTGCCGCTCTCCCCGGCCGGCTCGCCCTCCACCTCGAAGCGAATCCACTGGGTGCCCACGGCGGTGACGCGGTGCTCGCCATTCCAGGCGCTGCCAGCGGCGCCGCTGATACTGATGACCTGGTGCAGGCGGAAGCCGTGGTTGCCGGGGAAGTTGGCCTTGCCCTCGCCCTCCTCCGTCTCGAGGGAGTCGAAGGGCTGAAGGTTGTAGCCCTCGATCAGGCACTGCTTGAGCACCTGAATCAGCGAGCCGGGCAGAGTACGGTCGAGCGAGGGCGCGCCGGCGTCGTCGCTCTCGAAGTGTTTGACCGGGTAGTCCATGGGTGAGTCTCCTTAGACCGGGTCGGCGTTGACGTTACCGCGCACCTGCAAGCGGAACTGAAAGTCGCTGCCCTGGGCCTCGCCCTGCAGCACAGTGCGGGCCAGCCACAGCGGGGCGTTGGCACCCACGGTGTTGAAGCGCAGCACGTTGCCGGCGGACCAGCCGCTGCCCCAGCCGGCGGCGTCGAGAGTGAAATAAGGCACGCCGGTATTGGGGTTGGTGGGCACTAGGCTTTCGGCCGTGCTCCCGCTCATGATCTCGCCCACGCTCTCGCCTACCACGCGGTAGGTGGTGCTGCTGGTGAAGATCAGCGCCCAGCGCTCAGTGATCGTCCCGCGGTTGGTCACGGTGATCGGGTAGGTGGTGTCGTTGTAGGAGACGGTGGTTTCGTCGCCGATCAGGTCATCGCTCCACTCGTTCGTCCAGGTGGCCTGGTCGAACAGGTTGGCCACCCGGGCCTGCAGGTCGCCAGCGATCAATGCAGAGCTGACCAGGGTTTCATCCGCGGGGTAGTCGTGACTCAGCTGACCGATGAAGGTCAGCGTGCCATCGATCTGCACGTCGCCGATCAGCGCCATGTCCTCCACCCGGTGCACGGCATAGAGCGGCTCCACCAGGCCGCTCAGATCGGCCGTGCCGGCGAGGGTCACAGTGCCGGCGTCCAGGTCGGCGATGATCTCGGTATCCGGCACGTGGGTGCCTTCGGCGTCCTCCACGTAGGCCAGGGCCAGGCGGGTGCGGCCCACGTCCAGGGTGTCGCCCGGGGTGGTGCCGATCGGCCAGGCGGTCTTGGCGGTGTGGTGCACCACGGCCACGTTGGCCGGGCGGTAGATCGGCACACGGCCGTCCGGCGGCAGGCGCACCGGGTCCAGGCCCAGCAGCTCGGCGTCCAGGGGCAGGCTGGTCAGCACCACGGTGTTGAAGCGGCAGGTGCTGGGCAAGACCGCGCGCGGCCGCCAGATATTGCCGTCGACGTCGACGTCGGCCGGGTCATACCAGGGTTCGTTCTTCTCAGCCGCGGTCAGGCTGCTGTCGGCCACCAGCGCGCCGAAGCGGGCGGTGGCCACACCGGTGCTGTAGTCGATGGTGCCCTCGATCTGGTCGCCCACCAGGGCGCCGGAGAAATCCGCCTGGGCAGTGAGCAGCTCGCCGTCCGCGGCCGTGGCCAGCAGCGTCAGCTCGCCCACCTGCACCGGGCTGCCGGGCGTGCGGAAGCTGGCCCGGTAAATCGTCCAGTCGCCGTAAACGGTCACCAGGCTGGAAATGCCCACCTGGTTGCTGCCGCTGGGCCCCCAATCCTCGAGCACCACGCTGGCGTCGGTGTAATCGATGGTCCCGCTGTAGATGCCGGCGCCGGTCTGCGGGTCCACGTCGCGGTACAGGCTGCCGTCGCGGTCCTCGAACGTCTCGCCGCGGAAGGTCAGGCGCAGGGTGCCGGGCACGATGCGGTCCTGCAGCAGCGGAAGCAGGTCGACATTCAGCGGGCTCGGGCTGCGGGAAACGCTGCCGCTGGTCGTGGCCAGCACCTGGGGCTGGTAGCGCGCGATCACGGCGCTGCCCGCCGCGAACTGGTCCTCGATGGTGCGCTCCTTCCATTCGCGGCTGCGGTTGGTGCCCTCGTCGTCGTTGTTCTCGTAGACGGTGATGTCGCTCACCTTCTCCACGTCCAGGGTCACCAGGCCGGTGTTGTAATCGATCGTCCCGCCGAACTCCTGAATGCCACCCACGCCGTCATCAAAAGCGCGGTAGGTCAGGGTCTCGGAATCGTCGCGGCGACGCTCCCAATAATCGGTCCCGTCGACCGCCCAGCCGCCTTCCATGGTCACGTCCTCGCCCTCGTACAGCACGTCCTTGCGGGTCACCTGCCACTCGAAGCTCGCGCTGCCGGGTTGGATCGGCGGGTTGGGAAGCTGCAGCTGCACAAAGCCGCTGCCGTCCGCGGAGGGGTTAAATGTCGCCGTCTCGCTGTCGCCGTATTCGTAATCGACCACCACGTTGCTGTTGGCGTCCGGCCATTCACCGTCGTTGAACTCGAGCCACGCCTCGCCCACCCGGTCGCCGTTCACGGTGTCGCGGAAGCCGTAGATGCAGCGGCCGGTGGCGCTGCCGGAAATGCCGCCCACGCCGTCGTCGGTGGCGGTCTTCTCCACGCCGCCCGACAGCCAGGTGGCGGTGATGCTGGTCGGCACCACGCCCCCGTGGTCAAAGGTGAAACGCAGGCTGGGGGTGGCGAACGGCACCTGGTAATCGGCCCGGTCGACATAGTGCACCGGCGATCCCCAATAGATGATTACCGCGCTGCCCACGTCGGGCAGGGCCTGGAGGGTGATCGAAACGCTACCGGTAGCGAAGTTCACCCGCCCGGTACCGGCGCCGGTCAGCTCGCCGCTACCGTCCTCATCGCGCAGGGTGTACCACTTGCCCAGCGCCAGAAACTCAACCACCACGGTGCCCGGGGCGGGCAACGGCTGCAGGTTGCGGGTGTAGCTGTAGCCGCGGTTGTTCACCTCGATCTCGATGCGGTCGGTCTCGGCCACCTGGGGGATCTCGTGGGTGATGCCGCCGCTGGCCACCTCGACGGCGACGTTGCCGCCGATCTGCACGTCGGTCACAGGGCTCTCGGTCTGCGTGCTGGGCACGATGGACTGGTAGACGCTTTCGACCTGCACCTGGTTGGCGCCGAGGCTGGCGGCCAGGGCCAGCCGGCTCACGCCGTAATACTGCGCGGCGTCGGCCACCTGGGTCTGGCGCAGCAGGGTGTCAGGCTGGACGTTGGAATAGCGTCGCGGTTCGTGGCCGTAGAAGCGGTGGGCCAGCTGCGTGCTGATCTCCAGCGTCAACACCTGCCGCGTGAAGTCGCCCTCGCTATCGGTGAACACCTGATCCTGGGTTTCGACGCCGGTGACGCGCACGAACTGCTGCTCGCCAGCACTGGGGCCGCGATCGGTATCCAGCAGCAGCACGTCGCCGATGTCGGGCGGCGTTTCATTGACGCGCTGGTAGGCCAGCAGGGTGCGCTGGCCCACCAGCTGGTCGCCGTAGAGGCGCATGCGGGTCAGCGGCCCGGCCACCACGTAGCCCTCGACGCGGTTGCGGGCGCTGGCCCGTTCGTCGGTGGCATCGCCGGTGGAGAACATCAGCACGCTGACGTTGGCGTCGTCGGGAGCCTGGTCGACGATCACATGGCTGCCGAAGTAGTAGTCGGTGTCGTCGGTCTCCACCGCGGCGAACGTCTTGCGCAGGCTGGTGCGGCCATACACGCGGTCGAGGTCGCTGACGTCGTTGAAGATCTCGTTCGATTGGCCGTCGGTGATCTCGTTGCCGGTGATGCGGCCGCCGCCGTCGGCGTTGTCGGTCATGCGTTCCGACTTGAGTAGCTTGATGTCGCCTTGCAGGATCGGCATGGGGCTAGATCTCCATCAGCCGCAGGGTGATGAGGTAGGGGTGGGTGCCGTCGGGGTCGGCCAGGCGATAGACCGGCGTGGCCTCGAGAGGCCGCTCGTCGGCCAGTCGCCAGGCGACGCTGAAGGCACGGCCGTGCAGGTCCAGCGTCATCGGGGCCGGGGCACTGCCGCCGGACACCGTGGCCGCGGCGTCCTCGAGCAGGCCCTGCAGGGCCAGCACCTGGGCGCGCGGCATCCAGCTGGCGTCCTGGCTGGCGAGCGTGATCGGCCTCCCGCTCTGGGCGCGGCTGTGGTGCACGATCAGCGCGCCGGTCAGGCTGCGCTGCTCGGCGGCCACCAGCGGCGACCAGTCGAACTCATCCGGCCAGGCGAGATCGTCCGGCAGCGCGATGGCGCCGCCGGCGTGCGTCAGTGTGATCATGGGCGTCTCAGTAGGTACGGCGGGCGTCGCGGCCCAGGGCGTCGAGCAGAATCTGCTCGTCGCTATTGCTGTCGGCGGTGAGCCGGGCGGTGCCCCTGGGGGTGACCAGCTCGATGCGGGTGGCGCGGGTAGGCTGGGCGGCCTGTGCCGCCTGTCGTGTTGCCTCGATCTCGCGATCGGTCTGGCGGCGGTCGAAGCTCTCACGTTCTCGCTGATTGACCTCGGAACGGGCAGCATCTCGTGCTTCGCTGGCCTGGCGTTCCGCTTCCTGCTGCCGTTCCTCGTCGGCCTGCTCCTTGATCTGAGCCATCCGCTCTTCATGCACCTCACGGGATAGCTTCAAGGCTTCACGCGCTCGGCCGATGGCTTCCTGGTCCTGAAGTTCGCGGGCGCGGGCCAGCTGAGCCTCCAGCTCGGACAGCTCCTCGGCATGACGCAGCCGTTGAACCTCAGCGGTATCGCCGCGCAGGCTAGCCAGCTGTCGCTGCATGGCGGCCACGGTGTCAGACAGGCTATCCGTCAGCGATTCCGCCTCCTCGCGAACAGACCGCACTTCTTGACGCAGCTGTGAGAGCTTGGTGGCATCCATCCGGCGCAGGGCGTCACGAGACAGTCCGCTGAGGCGCACCATGTCATTGATCTCGGCATTGAGCTCGGCGGTGCTCTGCTCGACCCCACGGGTAGCCAGGCGCGCCTCTTCCATGCCGCCGATCCGACGGCTTTCCCGACGGGCCAAGCGGCCGCTCGAGGCGCTCAGCTGGTCGAAGATGTCGCGCGTCCCAGCGGCCTCATGCTGAGCCTTGCGGTGCGCCGAGGCCTGGCCCTTGGCCCACTCGATCATCTCCTTACGGTACTCGCGGACAAAGCGCATCCCCTGAGCGGAGTTGCTGGTGACCGCTCTCATGCCTTCTGATGCCGACTTCAACACCTGCTGCCAGGTGGTGGAGAAACTTCTGGCCGCCTTCTCGGCTTCCTCGGTCTCTTCCTTGACCTCTTTGATGGGGCCCGAGTTGTTCGTGTTGTTGTTGATGTTGTTGATGGCATCGACGGTTTCCTGGGCGCCGTCCTTGAGGTCATCGAAGAGTTCCTGCATCCGGGTGCGCAAGGCGTCGACGCCCTCCGTCCCGGCTTCATCCATCGCCACCACGACTTCCTTCAAGCGCTCCCGGGCCTGCGGCCCCAGCTGCTCGAAGACATGGCTCATGGCCTCATTGAGCTGTTCCTGGGTGAGGTCGCCTTCCTTCACCAGAGTGGCGAAGCTGGCGATCATGGAGGCTTCCGCCTCGCTGATGCCCGTCTTGAGCTCCTGAAGCGACATGCCGATGCCGTTGGCCGCTTCCTCGAGGCGCTGGTACTCGTTGATGGTACTGCCGACCAGCACCGCGCTGTTGATGGCGACCTGATCGAGTTCGTTCTGGGCATCGATCCGGCGGCGGGCGCTGTCCTCGGCGGCATCCGCCACGTCGTCATAGTCATGGCGCTGCTGGGAAACCTGATCCCCCGCATCGAGGGCGGACTGCGCGACCCGGGCATGGGCCGCCACCTGGCCATCGGCACTCTGTTCGGCGGCTTCCTGCACGCCCAGCTCTCCACGACCGATGGTCGCCAGCGCATCGACAGCATCCCCGGCGGATTCCTTGGTAAACGTCGCCATGGTGTTCATGGCGTTGATCGTTTCGTTGGACTGCGCCGTGATGCGTTGCAGGGTCTCATCCGAGACCAGGCCGAACCTGTTCAGCAGCCCCGTGGCCTGGCGAATGGTTTCGGTGACGCCGGCCATGAAGCCAAAGAACACGGTGCCCAGCCCACCGATAACGGCCTGAATGCTGTTGGTCACCGTACGGATGGTCTGCCACAGCAGGTTGACGGTGCCGATGATGCCCGTCAGCCCGCTCTGAATGGCCTCCTTGTGCTGGAGGAAACCGCTGGCCCAATCCGCTGTGGCCTTCACCACCCCCGAGAACGCCGTCACGATGTCATCGATGAGGCGTGGCTTGTCTTCCAGCAGCTCGTCGAATCGGTCGGCCACCTGTGTCAGCGCCGGCGCGACCGCCGAGGTCAGCCTGACGCGCAACCCTTGCAGACGCCCCACGATGCGCCCGATCGCCGACTCGGTTTCCACCAGCCCGGCAATCTGCTCGGGCGTCATGATCGCGCCGACTTCGTTGGCCTCGCGGGCCAGCCTCCGCAGTCCCTCGGCGTTGTTCTCCAGCAACGGCTGGAGCAGGCTGGCATCGTTGGCCAGGCTTTCCAGAATGTTGACCTGACCCGCCTGCGTCATCCCGCTCATGGCGTCGGCGATAGCCAGCAGCTGCTGATCAGGAGAGAGAGCCACCAGGTCCTCGACGCTCAGCCCCAGCGCATCAATCGCATCCTTGGCTTCACCGCCACCGTTCACATAGGCGTCGCCGATCTTGTCGGCCACGTCCTTGAGAAGGTCGCCGGCCTTGTCGGCGCCCAGTTCCAGGCGGTCGAACGCATACTGGAATTCCTGAAGGACCTGCGCATTCACTCCCAGCGCCTGGGAGGTGTTGTCCACCTGCTTGGCCAGCTTGGCCTGAGCGCTGGTGTATCGGGTGATTCGCTCGACCGCCAGGGCCGCAGCGGCGGCGGTGGCCGCGGCGGCCCACAGCCCGAAGGTGCGGACACCGCCGGCCAGGCGCCGGCCCAGACTCCTGATACCGCCCTCCGTCTGGCCGACCTCCTGCCGATACTCCCGCAGCCGCTTCTTGAGCTTATTGACCGAGCCTTGAAGATCTTCGGACTCGCGATCGAGGCGCTGCTGCTCGTCGGCCAGGTTATCGACGTCGACGCCGGCCCGCTTGGCATCCTGGCTCAGCTCGTCGAGGGCCTGGCCCTGTCGCTCGAACGAGGTGCGCGCCTTGTCGGCGGTCTGCTGGGCACGGCCCAGCTCGCGCTCCTGCTGCTTGAAGGCGCGCTCGGTGTCCTTGAGGTCGCGGTTGAGCCCCTTGGACTCGTCGCGGTAGCCCTCCCATGCCTGCTTGGCCTGGTCGACGCTCTGCCGCTGTTCCTGCAGCCGGTCGCGCACGCCGCTGAGGGAGTCCGCCTGACGCTGGTAGCTGCGCCGGGCTTCATCGGCGGCACCGCGGGCCTGCTCGAGCTGACGGGCCTGCTCGTCGGTGGCCTCGCCGCTGGCGTCGATCGCAGCCTCAAGGTCACGGACCCGTTGGGCGGCATCGCGCCAGGCCTGACGGGCGCCAACGGTCTCGGCCTGCACGCCCTTGTACTGGGTCTGCAGGGCCTGCAGGTCGCGGCGCTGCTGCTGGTAGGCCTCGCCGGCCTGCTCGGCGCTGGCGGCGGCCTGCTGGGCGGCGCGGCGCTGGGCATCCACGCCTTCGGCACTAGCGTCATAGGCGGCCTTGAGGCGGTTGGCTTCGCCGACCGCTTCGTCCATGGCGCCCTTGGCCTCGTCGACCTTGCCGCGGGTCTGCTCCAGCGCGTCGATCAGCTTGCGCTGCTGGCCCAGCGAGGACATGGCCTCGTTGAGCTGCTCGACGTCGGCGGAGGCGGCGGTGGTGTCCGCGCCCAGATCGTCGAGCTCGCCGAGCAGCTTGCCGATGTCCTGCAGGCCGTCGACCGCGGCCTGGATGCGCAGCTGGATGTCGTTGGGGTTCGTCGCCATGGGTCACCGTTCGGGCACAAAAAAGCCCCGCGCGATGGCGGGGCTGGATAGCAGCATACGTTTTCAGCGGTTCATCGACTTAAAATATTCCAACGAAAAGCGCTGAATATCGTTGATCTCGTTGAGTGTACGAGTCATTTGATTAAGTCGACCCGGATCAATTGCACCGGCAAACTCTTCGAAATGTGCCGACATGTAATCGAGGGCATCGGGATACTGACTGGATTGGGTTTCGGCAAAGGCTTGGCAATCGCTTATGTCTCTTCGCACTCGCAGCGCCCAGTCACAATCCGCTGCTTTCAGCTTGATTACATCCAACGTCGACATCAGCGTTCGGAATTTCTGCATCGTCGACGCGCCATCTTCCGGCGGCTTAAATTGGGGATCGCCTAACGATACCCCACCGCCTGAGCCGTATCCCGATACTTCGCTGAGCTGGACCTCTCCAGCGTTTTCCCCCTCGCAGGGATGTCCCTGATAGACGGTGCTTCCGCCCACCTCGCACTTGTAAACCTGGGCTTCCACCGGCAAGACCAATGCCAGCAGGGCCAGACCGATCCATCGTGTCATCGTGCCCCTCCCTCAGCTCCCTGAGCCAGAAAGACTAGCGTCACTTCCCCGGCCCCGCCAGGCGGCGGGGCCGGGGTAACGCTCACACCTTGCCCTTGGCCTCCAGGCGCGCCACCTGATCGGGGCGCAGGCGCAGCTTGGCGCCTTCGGCGTGGGGCTTGCCGCCGTGGGTATGCGGCTTCTTGAGGGTGACCTCGACGAGGTCGGTGGGCTTGGCCTTGGTGGCGGTCATGGGGGTTCTCCCGAGTTGAAGGTGGCCCGCCCGGCGGGCGCCGGGCGGCGGTCAGGCTCAGTCGTCGAGCATGTCCATGGTGTAGGGCGAATCCTTGCCCTCGAGGGTGACCAGCGAGCCGGTGAGCTGGCCGGTGATGAACTCGCGGCCCATCAGCTCGGTGGCCTGGTCGGACGACAGCACCGTGCGGTCAATCTCGACCCGCACCTTGCGGTTGGTGGCCAGGTTGATGCCCTGGACCAGGATGTAACGCGGCTTGGAGATCTCGCTCGCGCCGAGCACCCGGGTGCCGCTGGTGGCGTTGGTGTCGTAGTCGATGGTGACGTCGGTGGCCGCGGCGGCGGTGTTGGCCTTGACCAGGCCGGCGTCGTGGTCGATCTCGCAGTCGGCGGTGATGTCACCGCTGCTCGCGGTCTCGGTGACGGTGACCGAGCCTTCGACCAGATTGCCGCTGGCGAGCTTGATCCACAGCCCTTCCTGCAGGGTGTGGGCCTCGCCGGTGACAGTGTCGGCGGCCACATCGATGACCGCGGTCTTGCCAGCCAGGGCCTCGGCCAGCTGGATCGCCGGCAGCGAGTCGAACTGGATGGTCAGGTTGGCGGCTTCGTTGGGCAGGTTCACCGCGTCGAGCGTCTGGCCATAGGTCGACTTCTTGTACGACTGGCGTTCGATGGTCTCGACGGTGTTCGGGGTGATGGTGAGCGACGGCACGTTGAGCGGGCCGCGCAGGGCGCCGACGTTGCCGCTGGCGTCGACCTCGCCCATGAACACGTCGCCGGCGACGATCAGGCCGGTATCTTGATAGCCGGGCATGGCGTTTACCTCTCGCTGGTGTAGGTCAGGGTGACGGGCAGATAGATGGGTACGATGCGACTGCCCAGGTCGGCATCGTCGAGGGCAGCGGTGCCCGTGGTGATCTCCACCGCGAGGCGGTCGAGCTTGATTTTCTCGCCGGTGTAGAGGGCGCGGTACAGGTCATCGAGCAGGGCGTCCTGCCGCGCGCGGGCGCCCTCGCCTGCCGCCAGGTAGGCGTCAATCTGCAGGGTGCGCTGCTCGGTGCGCGCGCCGCCGGCCACCACGCTGGTGATGGCGTTCTCGGCGTTGCGCAGGTGCAGCACCGGCAACGCGGTGTTGGGGCGAATGTCGACCTGGGGCCGTTCGCTCTCGATGGCGGCGATGTCGGTGTGATAGCCGTTGGCGGTGCCGATCGCCGCGAGGCGCTCGAGCAGCTTGGCCACCACCTGGGTACTCTTGGGGGTGCTCACTTGGACCATTCCTTCTCGAAGCGGCGCAGGAACTTGTCGTCGACGCCGGTGGCGATCTCGTCACGCAGCCGGTCGTTGACCTGGTGGTTCCAGTGATTCTTGAGGCCCCAGCCGGCGGCGCGGCGGATGCGGTCGCGCTTGCCCTTGCGGTAGCGGGTCAGCGGCACGCCTTTGCCCTGGGGGTTCACGAAGCCCCAGACGCGCATGCGCTGCCCGCCCTTGCGCACCCAGATGCTGGCCCGGGTGCCGGTGCCGTCGGTCTGCCGGGTGCTGTATTGCCAGTGGCGGAAACGCACCGGGGCGCGGTTGAGCTTGAGCTCGGCGAAGGGGCGGTCCTCTTTCAGGCTGGCCCGGCGGATGGTGACGCGCTTGTTGACCTCGCTGCGGCGCACCTGGCCGTCTTCACTGATGCGGCCGACCAGGGCCTTCCGGGTCTCGGCGGCCTGCTCGTTGACGGCACCGGCGATGGCGCGGCGCGTAGCGGCCGGCAGTGCCTTGAAGGCCTTCTGGCTCTCGCTGAGCCCGCCGACGACCACGCCCTTGGGCAGCCGGCTGTTCTTGCCTCGTCTGCGCGCCATGGCTTACCTCTCTACAGAGCCCCATCCAAGGCTCAGCCCGGGATGGTGAACAGCTGGACGGTGAGGCCGTCGTCGGTGCCTTCGACCTGGCCGACGATCTCCAGGCTCAGGCCGGCGATCTGGATCAGGTCGCCACGCTCGCACCAGGGCCAGGCCAGCTGCGGCTGAATGACCTCGACGAGGTGGCGCGGCTCGTTGGCCTCGCCGACGAACACGTTGTTGCGCACCAACCAGGCGTCGATCGAGTAGCCGATGCCGGTGGCGAACGGCACGTACTGCGCCGGCACACCCTGCAGGCGGCGGGCGGCGATCTCGACCATGGTGCGTGCCGGGTCGATGGCCTCGATGATGAACAGCGCGCCGTCGGGGCGCTCGATCAGCATGCCGGGCACGAGCCCGGGGCGCGGCCGCATGCGCACCAGGGTGGACGCCGGGGCGCGGATGCCCTGCTGCTCGGTGCGGCCGGCGCTGCGAGGCTCGACGAACTCGGCCCAGGCCTGGCCGGCATCGGGCCAGGCCGGCGGGTGGCCGTGGCGCGCGCCGCGGAGCGTGACGCGATCGCGGAGTTTGCCGGCTCTCATGTCGGGGTCACCACGTAGTGATCAAGCAGGCCATCCAGAAACTCGTGGTCGGCGGTGATGCTGCCGGCGATGGCCTTCTCACGGTGTTCGTACATGCCGGCGATGGTGGCCAGCATCCACTGTCGGATCGGTGCGGGCACGTCCTCGGCCGCCTCGCCGTAGCCGGCTCGGTATTCCACCGTGACGGTGCCGACCAGGCGCCGGGCGGCGATCACCACCGGGAAATCGCCCGGCTCGACCTGATAGTCGGCCACGGCCAGCTCGCCCTGGTCGTCGCTGACGCTTGTCACCTCGATCACTGGCCAGCGCCGCAGGCATACGGTGTTGCCGTCCGCGGCCTGACGTTGCTGCCAGTCCTGGGCGATCAGGGCGCGGCCGGTGCGCTGCTCGGCTTCCTGCCGGGCGACGATGATCAGGCGCGTGAACATGGTGTCGTGCTCGTCATGCTCGACGACCGACTGCTCCTTGGCCTCGACGACGCTGACCGGCTCGACGTTCGGCTCGGTGACCCGGCGAGTGCGCACGATCATGGATCAGCCCTTCGCCGCTTGCTTGCGCTGGGCCTGGGCCGCGCGCACGGCGCTCTGGTGGCCGTCGGCGGCGCCCTTGTCGATCAGCCGCCGGGCGACGTCGTAGGGCAGCTTCGGCGTGTCCAGCGGCTTGTAGTCGTCCTTGCCGACCCGCTCGTCGCGCAGGATGACCACGGTGAGGTGGCTGGGCGCCTTCTTCTCGTCCGGCTTGGCCGGCGGCGTGGTCTGGGACTTGTCGTCCTTGGCGGCCTGGGTGGCGTTTTGTTCGGCCATGATGCTGGCTCCTCGATTCAGTGCGAGAACAGGTGACTACCTGCGGGGCCGGCAGCCCCGCGGGTAGCCTCAGCGACTCGATCAGCTGGAAGCGTTCTGGAAGTGCTTCACCGCCCCGCCGACGTCCATCAGGCGACCACCGGAGCGCATGAAGGCGAGGAAGCCAACCTGGCCCTTCTCGGTGTACTTGGAGTCGGTCATGCGGAAGAACTGGATCTGCATGACGTCGCGGATGATGTACTTGGCGAAGTCGCCGAACAGGATCGGCTTGTTGCCGGCGCCCAGCTGATCCATGTGCTGGTTGATGGTGTAGCGATAGCTGTTGAGGGTGTCCGGCTCGCTGGTGGCAACGCCCGGCACCCACAGTGGCCGACCGTCGCCGTCCTTGAGCTTCTTCAGCTCGCGCAGGGTCATGTCGTGGAACATGTAGCCGACGTTACCGCTGCGGCGGTAGGCCGGATCGACGCTGTGCTCGAGGTCCACCAGGTCGTCGTGGCCGGCGCTGTCGGTCTGGCCGGTCGGCGCGACCTTGCCGGCGGCGGCGCTGGTGACGATGCCATGGGGCTGGCCGGTACCCGTGCCGGTGGTGAACAGGCGGTTGGTGATGCGGCCCAGACGCTCCTGCAGCAGCTCGCGCACGTAGGCCTCGAGGTCGATCTCGCTGTCCTGCAGCAGCTCGAAGGGCAGCGCGATGGCCTTGGACGAGAACTTGTAGGTGCCGTGCGGCAGGGTGCCGAAGCTGGTCTCGCCGGTGGTAACCCCTGCGTTCTCGCCGACGATCTCGCCCTCTTCGCTGGTGGCGTCGGTGGTCGGCCAGTTGATGGGCACACCGCTGGCGGTCTGGATGACCCGCGACACTTCGCGCATGCCGCCGAATTCCTTCAGCGCCTTGAGCAGCTCGGCGCTGAACTGGTCGGGTGCCAGATAGCCGCCTTCGCTGCCGGTGCCGGTGCTCATGGCGTTTTCCAGCATCTTCTGGCGCACGGCTTGGACGTGCTCGCGCTGCTCGGCGTTGAGGCCGTCGACGCCGTGCTGCATCCAGGCGCGGAAGATCGCGCTTTCCTTCTGCTTGAGCGCGGTGGCCTCGTCGGTCGAGATGCCGCCCTGGCCGGCACGATCCTCGATGCGGTGCTTCTCTTCGGCCTCGCGGTCAAGCAGCTTCTGCTGGCGATCGATCTGGGCGTCGAGGTTGTCGATCTCGCCGATCAGGTTGTTGTACTGCTTGTCCTGATCTTCACCCCACTTGTCGCCGGGGTGCTGGTCGAGCAGCTCGCGGGCGGCCTTGGCGGCCTTGGTGCGCTGCTCCCGCAGGTCTTGGATGCTCTGAGGCATGATGCTGTCTCCTTCGCTAACGAAAACGCCGCCCGGTGGGCGGCGCGGGGATATGGCACGCGGGAGCCCGCTAGTGCCTTTCGATCAGCGCGAGCCGTCGTTCGGCTTGCGCTCGGTCGTAGAGCTGTTCCGGGGGCGGTCCTTCCGTGAGTGACCGCGGGGTGTTGTGGTAGGCACCCAGGTTCCACTGGGCAGCGTTGCGCTGCCGGCGCTCGGTTTCGAGGATCGCGTCGATGAAGCCATGGGTCTTTGCCTCCTCGGCGGTGAACCAGGTTTCGGCCTCCATCCAGGCGGTGAGCTGGTCACGCTCGCCGCCGGTGCGCTTGGCGTAGGCGTCGAGGATGGAGTCGTCGACCTTGGCCAGCAGGTTGCGCTGCTGGTCGTGGTCGCGCTTGTTGCCCATGGTCAGGGTCCAGGCCTCATGGATCATGAAGAAGCCACCATCGGTCATGTCGACCTCGTCGGTGACCATGGGCAGGAAGGTCGCGGCGCTGGCCGCCAGGCCCTCGATGTGGGCGACCGTCTTCACCTTGAGCTGCGACAGCGCGGTGGCCATGGCGCGGGCCTCGAAGACGTCGCCGCCCGGCGAGTTGATATAGAGGTGGATCTCGTCCACGTCGCCTTCCATCTGGCGGATCTCGCGGTTGAACATCTCGGCGCTGATGCCGAACCAGTCGCCGATGGCGTCGTAGACGTAGAGCTCGCCGCGCCCCTCGTTCCGCACGGCGCGGAAGTCCTTGGGCCGGGCCTGGTTGTCCAGAAACAGTTGGAGCAGCTTAGGCATTGGCATCGGGGTTCACCTCGGGCGTATAGAGTTGGTCGCCGCCTTCGATCGGGGGCAGGTTCTCCCGGGCGCGGACCTCATTGGGGGTCATGTAGCCGGGGTTCTGGGTGCCACCCAGGCCTGCCTTGTAGTACTCGGCGCGGGTCTTGGCGTCGCCCCGCAGCAGGGCGGTGACGTTGAACTCGGCGAAGAGATTGCGATCGCGCAGCAGCTTGCGGTTGATCTCCTGCGCCCAGCGGGTCAGGTGCGGCTGCAGGGTGTAGATGATGAAGCCGAGACCCATCTGCTCGAGGCCGCTTCCCCAGCTGGTGGACTTCTCGTTGGCGTTGATCATCCAGCTGGGCAGGCCGAAGGCGCGGGCGATGTCGGTGACCTGAAACTGGCGGGCCTCCATCAGCTGGGCGTCCTCCGAGGTCATGGTGATCTGCTTCACCTGGGCGCCGCCGACCAGCATGCCGGGCAGATGCGCGTTGGCGGTGCCCTGGTGCTTCCTCAACCAGTTGTTGCGGATCAGGTCGATCTGTTCCTGGCTCGGCGTGCCGTCCGTGGTGATGACGTGGTCCGGCCGGGCGCCGTTGCTGAAGAAGCGGGAGCTGTATTCCTCCGCGGCCATGGCCAGGCCGATGCCCTGCTTGGCCGCCAGGCCAATCACCGAGGGACTGCTGACGCCGTCGAAGCCGACGTTCGGCAGGTGCAGGACGTCATCCTGATCGATCCCGACATAGCCCTCTTCGTCCAGGTGGGCGTAGTAGCGCAGCCGGCCGCCGGTCTTCTCGATGATGGTGGCCTGCCGCGGCAGCGGATCGAGCCGCTCGGGCTCGCCCCGGCGGTTGCGGCGAATCCATGCCAGGCCGTCGCCGCGCAGCAGCATCGAGGCGATCTGAAACTCGCGCATGGCGCTGGACGTGAACAGCGGGCTGGCTTCCTGATTGAGCAGCCACCACAGCTCATGGTCGACCCGCTCGCGGCCGGTGGCGGTGCGACGGTAGATGTGCAGCGGCATGGTCGACACGGCGCCGCACAGCATGCGCACGCAGGCATAGACGGCGGTGACGCGCATGGCGGTCTCGGCGGTCACCGGCGGCCCGGCGTAGCTGGGGGCGGCCTGGAAGAGCTCCATCATGCCTTCGGCGTCACCGCTGCTGACGGTCTGGTCCTTGATACCAGAGTCAGGCGTGACCGTGGGCTCTTGGCGCGCCTCCGGCGCGGCGTCGCGGCCGGTCAGGCGGTTGAGTAGATTGCGCATGGCGCTCCCGTCACAGGATGATGAAGCCGGGTTCCGGCTCGGGTTCGGCCGGCTCGCCGAGCGTCAGGGCCGTGGCCATCAGCGCGGCGACGATCCCGTCGACGCGGCCGGTGGCCTTCTTCTTGTCGATCTTGCGGTTGCCGGCCGGGTCTTCGCTGTAGATGGCGTTGGCCGCGCACCATGTCAGCACGGGGTGCCCTTGGTGGCGCAGCTCGGCGTTGACCAGCCGGCGCTCGAACTCGTCGACCGCCGGAGCCATGTCCTTGAAGCCCTGCCCCACGGGGCTGAGCGGCGGCAGGCTGAGGCCTTCGTCGTCGATCAGCGAGGTCAGATCCTCGATCCGCCAGCGGTCGAAGCCGATGCCCTGCAGGTCGAAACGCTCGGCGACGTCGACCAGCTGGTGCAGCACATGGCGCTTGTTGATGGCGCGGCCCGGCGTGGTGTCGAGGTGGCCGTCCTTCTGCCACACCAGGTACGGCACCCGGTCCTGCTCGGCCTTCTTGGCCAGGCCTTCCTCGGGCAGCCAGAACCAGGGGCGCATGCGCCACACCGGGTCGTCGTCGGTGGGCTCGAACATCAGCACCAAGGCCGTGAGGTCCTGGGTGCTGGAGAGGTCGAGCCCGGCATAGCAGCGACGGCCGGCGAGCAGCGCTTCGTCCAGATCGGCGTCCTGGGTGGCCAGCCAGGCGTCGCGGCTGATGGCCGGGTTGTCGGCCTGCACCCACTGGCAGAAATTCAGGCGGCGCACCGTCGCTTCCTTCGATGGCATGCCCCGCGCCTGGGTGACCTGCTCGCGCAGGTATTTGAGCCCGGGGATGCCGTAGGGCAGCGAGGGGTTGGCCTTGTACCAGCATTCCTCGTCGTCGAAGGGGTCGTCGGTTTCGTCCAAGCCACAGACGAAGCCGAAGAAGCTGTCGTCCTCGAGCACGCCGGCGGCGACCTTGTCGGCGTAGTCGTGATAGTCCCAGCACACCGTGAGGCGGTCAGTGCCGGAGTTGGTGATCATGAAGATCAGCGCCTGCTCGCGGGACTTGGTCCCGGCGCGCATCATCTCCACCACCATGGCGGTCTTGTGCTCGTGGATCTCGTCGAGCAGCGCGATGTGCGGCCGCGGGCCGGACTGTCCATCGTCGGCGCTCACCGTGCGGAAGAAGCTGGCTGTCTTGTGGAAGGCGAGGTTGTACTCCTTTCCGGTCGACCCGCTCTTGGCGATGCTTCGAGCCAACAGCGGCGATTGATCGACCATGGCCACGGCGTCACGGAACAGGATCTGGGCCTGGTCCTTCTTGGTCGCCGCGGCGTAGACCTCGGCACGGTGCTCGCCGTCGGCGACCAGACCATAGAGCCCGACGCCGCCGGCCAGCGGCGACTTGCCGGAGCCCTTGGCGGTCTCGACGTAGGCGACGCGGAAACGCCGGAAGCCGTCTTCGCCCTTCCAGCCGAACAGGCTGCCGACGATGAAGGCCTGCCACGGCAGCACCTCGAACGGCTGGCCCTCGAAGCGGCCGCCGTTGAGGCGCAGCACGTCCTCGAAGAAACCGATCGCGTGGTTGGCCGCGTCGAGGTCCCAATGCAGCCCGCGGGCTTCGCCCTCTTCCAGGTCGCGCAGGTGCCGCGCGCAGGCGGCGCGAACCTGGGGGCCGGCGATCAGCTCGCCGTCGGCAACCGCCTGGGCGTAGGCTGTGGCGCGGTCGTCACAGGCCGTACTTTTCGGCGGTCTCCGCTTGCTCATTGGGGAACAGCTCTCCTTGTGCCGCCGTGCCGGGGCCGAGGCTCGCGCGGGCGCTGGGGTTGAGGCCGAACGAGCTGCCGGCCTTGCGCATGCGTTCCTCGGCGCGGTTGGCCAGCTGCATCCAGGCGGACATCTGCTTGTAGCCGCTGGGCGTGGTCTCGACGAAGCCGGAGTCTTCCAGCTGGGTGATCTTCTCGCGAGCGCGCTTCCAGTCGGACCAGGCCTGGCAGTAGACGGCCAGCTCGCCGCGATCGAGCTTGCTGATCAGGCCGAGGGTCTGCAGATCCTTCGCGATCCGCTTCCATTCGCCCTTGGCGTCCTTCGAGAGGAACGCCGGGCACGGCGGGATCTCGGCTTGGATCTGCGGCTGGCTGCCCTGCCCGCCGGCCAGCTCGTGCGCCGGCAGCTTGCTCGGGTTGCCGCGGATCGCGTGGACGTTCGCCGGCAACGGCTTACGCCCGGAATTCCGGTTGCCTGCCATGGCGACACCTCCGTTCGCATGTGGTGTAGGTGATCGGGCCAGCTGGTGGGGCTGGCAATGTCGGGTGCTGCCGGTCGGCAACACCCCAGAATCAGAGGTACCCCCCTCCCTTTTTTCCCGCTTGCACACGCGAAGGGAAGGCGTCCGGTCGAGGGTTCGAGGGCCGTAGACTTTTGATACCCCCCTCCCCTTCACTGGCTCCAGTGATGGCCGGGGGTCAACGGGATGCCAGACTCGTCGCATCCCTGGTCGCCTCGCTCCATGCGCTGCTTCACGCTGTCGTGGTGCCACTTGCACAGCGGCTGCCAGTTGTCGCGATCCCAGAACAGGGTCATGTCACCGCGATGGGGCTTGATGTGGTCGACGATCACCGCCGGTACCACCTTGCCCTTGGCCTGGCACATGGCGCACAGCGGATGCTTGCGCAGGAAGCCGGCGCGCGCCTTCTTCCAACGGTTGCCATAGCCACGCTGGGCGCTGCTGCCACGGCGGTCGTGATCGCTCATGGTCACTCGGCCTCGGGCGATGTCACCGGCCGCTGCTGCTGATCCACCGCAGCGCGGTCGGCATTGGCCCGGCGGCGCAGCGACTCGTAATCGGCCAGCAGCTGCAGCAGGTCACGGTTGTGCGTCGCCATCCGTTGGGGCGCCGGCAGTGGCGTCACCAGGTGCGGAGGCACTCGGCACATCTCCGCCGCCTGTTCCACTGGCATCTGCGGCACCGGCGTCGAGGTCGCGCACCCAGCGTTGAACGTCATCAGGAAGAGGCAGGCCGGCCCAATCAGCAGTTTCGGCATCGTCATGCTCCAGGCGCCGGGCGGCGTCACGTTGCTGGTCGATGGCCCGACGATCCTCGGCCAGCCGCTGGTCTCGCTGTTCGAGGGCGTCGGTCAGCAGCCGCATGCGGTCACGCTGCCAATCCAGCATCTCGCCGAAGGCCTCGGCACGGTTGTCGGCTACAGTGGCGCGCGCCTCGGCGGCGTCGCGCTCGGCGGCGTACTGGCGGGCCAACATGCCGGCGAACACGGCGATGGCCAGCAGCATGGCCAGCAGGATCGGCGTCACCTGCCCCAGCGCGCCCTTGAGCAGCCGGCCGATCACCGCGTCCACCGCTTGATCAGGCGCTCGGCGGCGGCACCGGCACGGTCGCGGAACCACTCCACGCCGAGGAACGCCAGCGCGGCCCCGATGGCGACCGCCAGGTTCTGACTCAGACCGAAGTGGTTGAGCACCGGCATCATCGCCAGCGTCATGCAGCCGCACATCACGGCCTCGAGGATCGACTTCACCGGCTTGCCCCCGGCGTGCAAGGCCCGCACCAGGGCCAGGGTGAACGCTAGCCCCGCGGCATACAGCTGAGGCCACACGGCGGCAACGGCATCGAGCGCCGCCTGCCACACATTGGGGTCCTTATCGGGGCTCGACATGGCATCACTCGTCTGGGTCATGGAACACCTCATTGGCGTCCCTGCGTCGATGGGTTCTCGTTATGCGCGCGCGGCCTCGGCGATCTCGACGGCCACCGCGTGGGCCAGCAGCCGGCGATACTCCTGGTAAGCGGCCAGGTCACCGGCGCTGGTCAGGAAGAACAGCTCGTGGATGATGCCTCCGCCATCGCTGACGAACGCCAGCCGGTGGTGATGGCCCGCGTTCTCGGGCTTGGCGCCGCGGTTGCGGACCCCCAGCACCTCGGCGGTCACGCTGCACAACCGACCGGCCAGCGGGAACGCCTCGGCCCGAGACAGCGTCTCGGTACCGGAGGCCCGCGGGCTGGCGGCATTGCAATGGAACTCGATGGCGATATCGGCCTCGGCGGCCAGCTTCACCGCCTGGCTCAACGGCCAGTTGGTCTGGGCCGGGCCATCGGTCAGGTGCCGGATGCCGTCGCGGGCCAGCTCGGCGCTGACCAGGTCGCGGAAGTCGGTGACGATCTCGGCCTCGCTGTGGCCATGGGCCACGGCGCCGGGGTCAGTGGCGCTGTGCCCGGCGCTGATCATCACGGTGTGCCGCTGGGGGTCGGCCGGCTTGGCCGCCACCCGGTCGATCCAAGGCATGCACGCCTCCGCTCGATAAGTGCCGCCCGAAGGCGGCGCCGCCCACCACGGCGGGAGTACTCGGTGCGTCAGAGCACCCCAAACAAAAGCGCCCCGGCACGAGGGCCGGGGCGAATGCAGGGGACTGGCTAGGCAAGAAGACCGATCAAGGCGCAGCTGTCTGACGGTGACTGAATGATGACCCTCGAGTGCGGTGGCAACAAGGCGCCGGTAATGCCAAAGGCGCAATGTCTAGGTAATGCCCCGGCAATGTCCCGTAATACGCCAGTATCATGCACGCCGCCGTTTCAGCTGATTGCCCAGCTCAGCCTTCAGCGCCTCGTGCAGCGCCTGCAGGCGGTCGTAATAGGTTCGCTTGGCCATGCCGAGACGGCGGGCCTTCTCGTCGCTGTAGCCGTTCCAGCGGTAGTGCTCGTGGGCCAGCACCTGGTGCCGGTCGTCCAGCTGCTGGAGCGCTTGTTCGACCTGCCAGGCCAGGTCATCCAGCTCGCCCAGGCCCAGCGGGTCGCGGCTGCCCTTCGGGCCAGTGCCACGCGGCGGCGGACCGCCGAACTCGACCATCTGCCCGATCGGCGAACACTGGCGCATCCCGCTGCCCCGGTGCTGCTCGGCCCAATGCTGCAGCAGCTCGTCCATCTGCTTGATCATGTGGTGTGCTCCTCGTCGTGGTGGTCAGGCCTGGTGGGTGGCCTCTGTCGGACTGTCTGACGGTCTGTCGGAATATCTGTCTGATGAATTTCCTTCTGTCTGTCAGCTAGTTACTTCATTCTTCAGACAGTCAGACAGAATATAGAAGGGGTTAGTCATGTGCGTACGCGCGCGCATGGGCCACCGGAGAAATCAGCGTCGGACTGTCGGAAACCGCATGGTGGCGGCAATCCTGCGTCTGAATGTCCGTCTGATGGTCTGTCTGACTGTCGGAATCATTGGCGAGCGCCCTCGTCGGACTTCAGCTCGAGCTTGAAGCGAAAGGTCCTCGCCTGCTCTGCCGCATGTTCAGGCCAGCCCGCCTTGCCGATCCGGTCGGCCTGCTCGGGTGGCACGAACAGCCGCGTCGTCTTGAACTCGCCGTTGGCCGCCGGGTAGCGAATGTCCCGCCGGTCCCGCATCAGGTCACGGGCCACCTCGTCGCAGAACCACCGCTGCTTGGTCTTGAACTCGTTGGTGTTCTCGCACCATCGCAGGAAGGCCTTCCACAGGTCGGAGACCGCTACCACCCCATAGGGCAGCGCCAGGTCGCCCGCTCGCCACTCGTGCACGAAGAAACGCGCCGGCGACAGGCTCGAGTCGATCAGCCGCTGCTTGGCGTCCGACAGCGGCGGCTTGGTGTGCGGCTTGAAGTCGGCCAGATCGAGATCCAGCAGGTATCGGTAGAAGCATTCGACGCCGCCCTGGTCGATCTCCTCGGCCAGCTTCTCGAAGTAGTCCGGCGGCGGCACGTCCTCGACGTGGAGCACAAAATAGCGCCGGTCGCCCAGGTCGAGCTCCAGGGGCACCGTCGAGTTGGACAGGAAGACGAAATTCACATGGTTACGCTCGCTGCGCAGCGGCATGTTCTTCTCGTTGATCTGCAGCTCGTCGCCGGTGACCACATGCTTGAGCACGCCCTTGTAGTGGGCCTTCTCCGCTCGGCTGACCACCTCCTCGGCCAGCGCGAACAGCCGCCGCGACTGCCAGCCCGTGAACTGGCTTTCCAGCTGGGCCTGGCCGATCGTGATGCCGTACTCGCCATAGATGCGCTTGAGGATGCCCTCGAACAGAAGCGACTTGCCGGTACCCTCCGAGCCATGCACGAGCACCGCCGTGGCCATCTTCGTGCCCGGTTTCTGCAGCGGGAGGGCCATCCACTTCAGCAGCCAGAAGTATTCTTCCTCCCGGTGGCCACACAGCCGCCACACATGGTTGAGGATGCGCTCGCAGCCCTGCCGGCTCCGGGCGTCCGGCTCCATCTTGAAGCCGTCATAGAGATTCACCGACAGCCGCGGGTCCACCGTCTCGGCAGGATCGAACACCACCTCTTCGGCAATCATCCGCCACGGGTGGTCCTGCCACTCCTTGAACGTCTCACGACCGACCGCCTCGCGAACGTGCGGCACTCGGATCAGCTTGCGGCGCAGGCCGTCCCAGATCAGATCGGTGCCGTAGATCAGCCGGAAGTGGTGGAGCATGTCCTCCTTGCGGACGCGAACGCCATACGGATTCGCCTCCTCCTCCCCCTCCGGCGGGAGTGTGGGCGCGGCGTCGGGGGCTTGCCCCCCTTGGTCACCGCACGCCCGGGAGGGGGCCACGGGGAGGCCATCATCATTGGCCGCCTCGAGGGCGGCGCTGATCCTGTCGCGCACGGCATCCAGCCCCTGCGCGACATGCAGGTCATTGAAATCCATCAGGCCGCCTCCGTGCGCTCGATCGTCGGGAAGACTGCCACCGCGCCCAGCGCCTCGGCCACCTGCTCAGCCTTGCTCCGGCCGGGGTTGTTGGCCACCTCAGGGTCATCGTCCCCGCAGATCACCAGCTGGGCGTCCGGGTAAAGGTTGCACAGCAGCGGCGCCACCCGGGCCAGATTGCCGGCATCCAGCGCCACGGCCACCGGCCAGCCCATCGCCGCACGTATGCTCGCCGCTGTGGCATAGCCCTCGGCCACGCCGATCAGCGGCTCGCCGTCCGGCTCGCCCAGCATGTGCCACAGCCCGGCCTTACGGCCGTACTTGGGGAACAGCTTGGTGCCGTTGGCCTTGATCACCTGCAGCGAGTGCACCGTGCCCTGATGATCGCGCAGCGGGATCACCAGGTCGCTCTGTTGGATGCGCAGGAAGGAGATGTGATCCGGTCGCGGTTTGGGCAGCTCATCGAAAAAGCGCTTCACGTCGCCGCCGGCCCAGACGTTGGTCATCTGCGCCCGGTCGTCGATGCTGATCACCAGCGCGCCACGCGGGAACCACACGCCATGCGCACCCACCTGCTTGCGCTCCAGGTACGGCGAGCGCCCCTGGTCGCGGCAGTGGTGCTGCAGCACATGCCGGCAGGCCATGCCCACCGCCCGCTGCATCGCCGTCCGGCGCTCCTCGTCGGCCTCGATCTCGACCTCGCGGGCCTTGCGCCGCTCCTCGGCCTCGGCCTTCAGCCGGCGGCGATCCTCGGCGCTCATCTCGCGCTTCTCGCGCTGCCAGCCGCCATCGCTCGCCAGCTTGATGATGGTGCCCAGGCGAACATGGCCCGGCGTCAGGCTGCGCCACACGCTCTTGGCATCCGCCGCCTTGTAGCTGGCCGCCTGCTGGCTCCACTCGTCCCAGGCGGTGAAGCCATCGTCGCCGTACTCCGTCTTGCAGGCGTTGCCGACGCTGACCCAGGTCTCGCGGTCGTCGGCAGGGATGTGCTGCAGGGCGAGGCGCAGCTCGTCATGGGTTAGGGGATCGTGCTGGCTCACCGGCGCGCCTCCCGACGTGTCTGGCACGCCACGCAGGTCGCCACGCCCGGCAGGCGCTCACGGCGGGCGGCGGGGATCTCCCCGCCGCAGTCCTCGCATTCGGTGGTGGCATGCCGCCCCACCGCTTCCGCCGCGGCACGCCGCGCGGCCAGCGCCTGCTCTAACCGTTCGTCGATCAGATCCTGAGCGAGGTCGGCCTTATCCATGCTCCACCTCCCCGATCCCGGCGGCACTCAGCTCCAGGGCCAGCACCGCCTGCATCAGCTGGCGAGCCCGCTTGCGCAGCTCGGCACGCTCACGGTCGTCGACGATCCCGTCGCGGGTCGTCTCGCTCACGCTGTTGAGCATCTCGCCCAACTGGTCGTGCAGAGTACCGATCACCTCGATCAGGTCGAACGACGTTTCGGCCTGGCAGGCATCCGGGCGCAGCCAGATCGCACCGCCGGCAATCTCGCCAATGGCGTCGAGAATGCGATCGTCCTGGGTGGCACCCAGCACCGCCTCGAGGTCGGCGATATTGGGGGTATGGGGCTGATGGGTCGGGCTCAGCTTGTGCTGCAGGGTGGTGGGGTTGAGGCCGTAGACGGCAGCGACCGCCTTCACGCCGCCGGTGTATTCCCGAGCAGCGTGGTAGAGGGCCAGGGGCAGCGGCAGGACCTCGCGCTTAGCGCGGTCGACTGAGGTGGGCCATCCGCGGGACATGGCAATACTCCCTTCAATGTGCCATGCGGCCCGCTTTCCGATGCGTTATTCTTGAAAGCGTGACCACATGTGGTGTGCGTCATATCGCCGGGGGAAGTCTGTGGTGGGCAGACCCCGGCAACCCCCAGGCCGCCGTCAGGCGGCCTGGGCCTTCATATCAAGCTCTTCAGGCGGCACCCCGTAGTGCACCAGCACGTCCAACAACCGGACCTTGCCGTCACTCTCATTGGCCAGCGCCCGCATGAACTTCAGGCTGGCCCCACGAGATGCCCCCATCACATGACTCTTCAGGTACTTCGATGAGGTACCCACCCGCGCGGCATAGCGCTCGAGCTGACGCTCATCCAACGATTTCAGGTACTCGCGCAGTTTCATGGCTGCGGTTCCTCTGGGGTGGTTCACCTCAAGCATTACACCCAAAGGTTATATTTGCAACACCTTGCAGGTTATTCACCTCTCAGGTGTGACAACGGATAATCGAGATATGGATATCCACTCGACTCGCTACCGCATCCTCCGGGCCTTGATGGCCGAGCGCGGCCTCAACTTGACCCAGCTCTCCGACAAGATCGCGCGGAGCCCGAGCCAGGTGAGCAGCTTCGCCGGCGCCAACCCCTCGAAGAACATCGGGGAGAAAAACGCGCGCCACATCGAGGATTGCCTGGGGCTCCCGCCCTACTTCATGGACGACCCGCGCAACATGGGCACAGCGGAGAGTCAGGCCACCCATACACCCGAACAAGAAAACGCCTGCGTCCTGGGGGACATACAGCATCTGCTGCCGGTCGTGGGCATGACGACGGCAGGGAAGCTTATCGACAACATCGCCGACGCAGAGATCGATGAATTCGTGCCTGCACCAGGTCCGTGCAGCGCCAAGGCTTTCGTGCTGCGCCTCGAAGGCGTGAGCATGGAACCGGAATTCAAGTCAGGGGACCGCATCGTCATCGACCCCGGTCAGGATTGGGTCAGCGGCGACTACGTGTTTGCCCGCCGCATCGACACCGCGACCGGCACGCCGGCCGGGACGTTCAAGAAGATCGTGTATGAAGAAGGTGAGTACTACCTGTGCGCGATCAACGAGGACTGGCACCCCCGTTACACCCGCATCGATGACAGCTGGCAGGTGGTGGGAAAAGCCCGCTACCAGGTAAAGATCCTCTGACGATACACCTCAAGGAATAACACCTGAGAGGTTGACAAACACCTTGGGGTGTTCTTAGATCATTGTCGTATCCGCCCACCACGGAGTACGACGATGCACACCACACTTTCGCCCCAGGCCCGGGTGTATCTGCACCCGGCCGCGGCCACCAGCCAGATCGCCGTGCGTGCCATCGAGCACGTCACCGGCCGCGTGGCCGTCGCTCGCCCCACCGACCGCTGCATTCGCCTGATCCCCCGTGCCGAGCACGCCCGCCTGACGCAGTCGGGAGGTGCCGCATGATGACCACCGCGCAGAAGAGCGCCCTCGCCAGCGTGCTAGACCAGGGCGGCACCCTGCAGCTCTCAGGCTTTCTCGCCCCCATCTCGGTTCAGGTCGAGCGGGCCACCCCAGACTGCATCGGCAAGGACGTGGCCCACGTCAGCATCACCGAGGGCGACTTCCTCGTTTGCCGCTACCCTCGTGGCAACAGCCGAGACCTCTGTCTGCTCGTCGCCGAGCGCCTCGACGACCTGGTCGTGGGAGGTGCGGCATGAGCCTGACCTCCCTCGGCACACCGATCATGCCCGGAATGGTCAGCGCCCTGCCGGTGCCGGCCCTCACCAGCGCCCACCGCGCCCTGATTGCCCGCATTCAGGACAAGTGCCTCGACATCACGCTCGGACACCCCGAGCTGGTGGCCGACTGTGCCTATTCGGGCAACACCCACGAGCTCTGCGTGCGGCTGATTCCTCGTGCGCATCTCGGCACAGAACGGGGCGGTGACGGCAGCTTCCGGGGGCAGGAGGTCGCGCACATCTACCTGCCCGGTATCCCGCAGCGCGCGCCGGCGATCGACACCACCGCCGTGCTGGCTGACACCCTCAACCAGCTCGAGGCGGTGCTGCCAGTGCCGGGAGGTGCCGCCTGATGGGTATCGCCGCCATCCTGCTCGACCCGTTCCGCTCTGCCGCTCAGGCGCTGGTGGCCCTGCTGCCGCTCGACGCCAGCGAGCAGTTCGTCGGCCTCGCCGTCATGGGCGGCCTGCTCATGACCCTGACCCTCTTCATCGTGCCGCTCGCCCTGCTGGGCGCCTGGCTGGAGCACCGCGACCGGAGGACACCATGACCATCAAGCTGCTGATCGGCCTCACAGGCCCCGCCCGCTGCGGCAAGACTACCGCCCAGCACATCATCGCCGAACGCTTCGGCCTCGCCCGCATCAACCTGGCCGACCCGATCAAGGACGCCCTCGGCGCCATGCTCGACCTGGACGACGAGCGCCTCAACGGCGCCCTCAAGGAGACCCCGCTGCCGTGGCTGGGCAAGAGCCCGCGCGAGCTGATGCAGACCCTCGGCACCGAGTGGGGCCGCGATACCGTCGCCCGCGACTTCTGGCTGCGTGTCGCCGAGCAGCGGCTGGCCATGCTGGAGAACCTCGAGGGCGACGCCTACCAGGGCGCCGTGGTCGGCGACATCCGCTTCCCCGACGAGGCCTATTGGCTGCGCGCCCACGGCGGCACGCTGATTCACCTCTACCGCCCCGGCGTCGAGCCGGTGCGCGCCCATGCCAGCGAGGCTGGCGTGGCCATGGGCGGCGCCGACCGGGTCGTCACCAACGGCGGTGACATCCACGAGCTGGGCCAGCGCATCACCGAGACGATCGACCAGATCATCGACGGGAGGGCTGCCTGATGACCCGCTACACCCTGCAACAGGCCGCCGCCCTGCTCGGCACCGGCCGCACCACGCTGTGCCGCGAGCTGCGCGAGATCGGCATGCTCGACGATCGCAACCTCGCCACCCGCGCGCACACCAGCACCGGGCGCCTGGTGGTCGACCTGCGCCAGTACGAGCACGCCGGTCTCGGCCAGCCCAAGCCCTACGGCAAGACGCTCGTCACCGAGCGCGGGCTGATGTACATCGCCAATCGCCTGGGCCGTCAGATCACCACCCATCGCGAGGCCGCCAACGATGAGCAGTGCTGAGCCGCGCCCCGAGCCTCCGTGGCTGGACGAGCCCGAGCCGGCCAGCACCGTCACCCTGCTGTTCCAGCAGTTCGGCGACGTGCTGATCCCCATCGAGGCCGTCCGGCAGCGCTACTTCCGCAACCGCAACGCGCAGACGTTCCGCCGCGCCCTGCGCGACGGCGAGATCCCGCTGCCCGTGGTCACGCTGGACGACAGCCACAAGACACCGCGCTACGTCTGCCTGTACCAGCTGGCCGCCTACATCGAGCATCGAGCACGCCGCGCAGCCAACGACTGCGAGGACAACGCCCCGCAGAGCCAGCACGCCCGGCTTCATCGGGCCATGAGCGACGCGGTACCGACCACCGATTTCCGCATGCCCCTCGGCACCGCGGACTGACCGGCCCACCCAGGCCAACCACCACCACGCAAGAGGATGCACACCATGAGCGACCAACCCACCACCGACATCAACGCCCTGTTCGACGACCTCGACGCCGGGATCTTCCGCAACAAGTTCGCCCAGGCCCTCGGAGAAGCCGCGGCCGGCGTCATCCAGACCGGCAAGCAGGGCAAGGTCACCATCACCCTCGACCTCAAACAGATCGCCGACAGCAGCCAGGTCGATTGCTCGCACAAGCTCAGCTACACGGTGCCCACCGCCAAGGGCAAGAAGAGCGAGGAGAACACCACCAAGACGCCGCTCTACGTCGGCCGCGGCGGCAAGCTCACGCTGTTCCCCGAGAACCAGGGCAAGTTCGACTTCTCCCAGGGCCAAGGCCAGGGCAGCACCCAGGGCGCCTAAGCGCGCCCACACACCCACCCACGCACACCACACACGATCACAGGACCGAACCCCATGGATGCCAACACCATCGAGAAGATCGAATCCCTCGTCTCCGCCAGCCAGATCGGCGCCCCGGGCACTTCCGTGCCGACCATGCTGGTACCGCACGGCTACTCGCTGGAGTCACTCGAGAAGTACCAGGATGCGCCCAGCCGCTTCCGCGGCCGTTTCTCCACCAGCTCGATCGAAGACTTCGCGGCCTACGTGAACGACGAGGCCAAGGCCCGCGTGTTCGTCGACACCGACGACATGGAGGCCGAATCCTTCTTCGACCTGGGCGACACCGCTGCCGCCGGCCACGGCGAGCACCGCGCCACGCTCAAGCTGCAGCGCACCGCCCCCTATGCCGCCTGTCTGCAGGCGCATGACCGAGCCTTCGGCCAGAAGGAACTCGCCCACTTCATCGAGGACTGGCACGCCCACATCACCGGCGAGAGCACCAGCGGCAAGGAGCTGACCGCCAAGCAGCTGGCCAACATGGTCCGCCGCATCGAGGTCAAGGCCTCCGTCGAGCGCACTCACGAAGAGGGCGACTGGAACACCAAGCGCAGCGGCCTCGACGCGCTGGACGCCAGCGCCGGCGAGGACACCCCGGCGTTCATCCGCTTCGCCAGCCTGCCCTATGAAGGCCTGAGCCTGCGCACCTTCGACCTGCGCGTGTCGATCCTCACCGACGACACCAAGCCGCGCCTCAAGCTGCGCATCACCGGGCTCGAGGGCATCCAGGAAGAGATCGCCAGGGAGTTCAAGCAGGTGCTGCGCGACCAGCTGGGCGATCACGCCACCCTGCTGCTCGGCAACTTCCGCAAGGGCTGAGCCGAGTCGTCAAGGAATCCTTGACCACTGACCGCCCCGCCGCTGCCCACCACGGCGGCGGGGTTCCACCACGAAGGGAGCACACCACATGCAACGTCACCAGCTATTCGACCATCCGATGTTCGAGGAACGGCCGCTGTTCGAGATCCTCGAGCCCTTCGGCTTCGAGGTCAGCCTCAAGCTGACCGAGGCCCCCATCGACCCCGCCGTCGACAACACCGAAGACGGCGACGCCTATGCCAATAACTCCCAGGCGTACATCGACGGCCTCAGCATCGACCACCCCGCCGGCTTCACCGAGATCGACCGCAACGAGAACGACGAGGGCGACATCTACAGCGTCGCCGTCCGCGCCAAGACAGTCTTCGCCCAGCTGCTGCTGTGCGCCGACTCGGCCTTCGCCTGCCGCAACAGCCCGCAAAGCCGCGCCTATGCCGACGTCTACCGCGAACGCATGCGGCAGCTCTCGCTCGAGGGCTTCAGCCGCGAGCGGGATGATGGCTATCAGGATGGAGAACTCGCAAAAGCGGCTGGATGCTATGCGCTCTCAGTAGCCTGGCCATTCGACCGCCCAGGCGCCTCCGGGCCCACCAACATTCCGCAGCTTTGGCCGGGGCGCTGGAGCAAAAAATGGTGGAAGCCCAGCCGCGAACCGCGCCGCAACCTAGTGAAGGCAGGCGCCCTGATCCTCGCCGAGATCGAACGCCTCGACCGCGCCGCCGAGCGGGCAGCATCAGGCTGCCAAGCCTGCGGCTCGGTACCGGGCCAGTACCACAGCCCCGAATGCCCCGCCGTCAACGCCTACCAGGCCGGCCGCATCCCGGCGGCGCCCAATGCCGAGGGTCAGGGAGGTGAGGCATGATCCATCAAGCCCGAATCGACGAAGCCCGCTACCTGCTCGAGCTGCTGGGCAACATCGCTCGCGTGACGTTCTTCCGGGCGGACGACACCTGCCACCATGTGGAAGCCGACGAATACACGGTGCCAGTGGAAGCCGTTGACGACATCGAGAAGGCCCTATCGGCCTGCGACCACCTGCCGGAGCCCGAGGAGGGAGTGGTCAGCGAGGGGTATTGTCGTGCCCTTCGCCGGCTGCAGCAGCTGCTGAGCGAGTTCGAGACCCGTGAGGAACAAGTCGCCGAACTCGAGAACCAGACCGCCCAGCTCAGCGCCCGGCTCGTCGAAAGCGACGTCGAGCGGGACAAGCTGGCGGCGCATGCGAAGAGCCTGGATAGCGCTGGTCACGCGCTCTACTACGAGCTTGAGCAGTGGTCGCTGACGGAGAGCGACCCGGAGACCAGGGCCGCGATGAAGCTTTGGCGCCTCGCTCGCGGCGAGGAGCCGAGCAACGCGCTCGCTCGCCTCAAGGCCGAGTGGCAAGAAAAAGCGTATTCAGAAGCTGCGATGAAGTGTCGCGGAATCGAGGCGGGCCAGGAAAAGCTGGCATGGATGCACAGTGAGGTTGCCGAGGATGGCGAAAAATATGTCGGTGAGAACGGCATCCCCTACAGCAATAAGGCCCTGGGTGCCCAGCACTGCGCACGCGAAATGGAATCCATGGCCAGACGCTTACGCCGCCAAACCGAGCAGGCCGAGGACGGCCAGGGAGGTGCGGCGTGAAGCTCAAGCACTTGCTCCACCCCATTCGCTCGGCCCGCCGCCTAGAGGAACTCGAGGATCGCGTCCGCGAGCTCGAGATCACGCTGCGGGACGACCACCAGTGGCTGGCCCATGACCCCATCGCGCGAGCCAACCGAATCGAACACCACGCAGCGCAGCCCGCGCGGGAGGCCTCATGACCCAACCCATCGACATCAGCATCGACCTCGAAACCCTGGCCAAGGGCCCCGACGCCGCCATCCTCGCCATCGGCATCGTCGACAGCTACGGTGTGGCATTCTCATGCAGTCCCAGCGTCGCCGAGCAGGTCGCCGAAGGCCGCGCGGTCGATGACGACACCCTGCACTGGTGGTTCCAGCAGAGCGACGAGGCCCGCGGCATGCTGGTCGCCAAGCCGGATAGTCTGAAGGCGGTCCGGGAGCACGTCCGCGACTACTTCCAGCAAGCCCGCGAGAACTACGACGCGATCCGCGTCTGGGGCAACGCCCCCAGCTTCGACTGCGAGATCCTCGGCCACTTCCTCGGCGGCAAGCCCTGGCGCTACTACCACGAGCGCGACGTCCGCACCGCCCGCGAGATCCTCGACCGCCGCACCCAGCCCCGCATCGCTCACTCCGCCCTGGGCGACGCCGAGGCCCAGCTGGCCGACGTTCTGCGCTTCCGCCAGGCCAAAGGCCTGTGCCCCGCCGCCACGCAGAAGGGAGGCAAGTTATGAGCCCGTTCTACTACTGCCCCACCTGCTGGCCGGCGGACATCGGCGAGTACGACACCAACCACCGCTGCACCACCTGCAGGACCCGGGTGCTGGTGGCCAACAAGGACAAGCAGATCGAGCTGCTCGTCGAGCAGAACGTCGCCCTCTCGGAATACCTCGCCGAAGCACAGGAAATGCTCGAGCAAGTGCTGGGCAAGACGGAGACCGCCCAGGCGAAACCGCGGCTTCGCCTGGTGCACAGCGTGAGGAGGAAGCCGTCATGA